TAAATATATCTACCCAGGGAGGCGGCCTGATGGCTGGACTCTCGTGGAAACGGACAGATGGGGGCGAAACGTAATGACGAAGACGTTCTGGAACACCTCTAACGGTCCCGTCGAGCGCGAAGCTCGAGACTCCCTAGAGGCTGCCGACCTGGACCCCGAGGACGGCCTCGCAGCCCGCACGGTCCTGATGTTGGCGATTATGATAGATCAACAGTTGAGAAGCCACGGTGTCACGTTCGCAGGAATGGCTGACTACGGAGACTCTAAGCTGGCGTATCACGTCACACGCCTAGCAGCAGAGCTTGGCAGGGCGATGGATCGGTGCCTCCTAACGCCACAATCACGTCTGCCAGTGAAAGACTCAGCATCCGGTAATGATCCGTTCGTTGAGGCGATGAGCAATGTTCGATCTATCGCCAGAGACTGAATACGGATCGACGCTTCCACGGATAGGGCCACAGGAAACCCCTGACACCCATTTCGCTGACGAGGCCGAGGTCTTCACGTCACTTCTCGGATTTGACCACTCGTTGCCGTGGCAGTGGCACGCACTGGCTTGCCTCACCGAGATGACTGAGGACCGGGCCAAGTCCGGAGAACGCAAATTCCGCACGATGGAAGGTGCCGTGGTGGTCAGTCGCCAGAACGGGAAGACCGACCTTGCAGAGCGCAGAGCGGTCCTGGCACTCTTCCAGGGCAAACGGGTGCTACATACGGCTGCTGACCTTTCCCTACCTATGAAGTCGTTCAAGCGGCTATCGCAGATGTTCGTAGATGCAGTGCCGCCGAACCTATACAAGATAGAGCGCCGTGTTGGACACGAAGAGATCAAGGTATTCACTGGAACAGACACGGGTATCTACACAGTCAAAGCACCTAAACGGTCAGGAGCGACGATGCGTGGACCGTCAAGCGACCTCATTATCGTAGATGAGTACCTGATATTCGAGAACGACGAGATGGTATCTGCTGCGAAACCGCAGCTCCTGACCCGACCGACGCCGCAGCTCCTGTATCTGTCTAACGCCGGGGGAATCGACGCTGTGCCACTGCGTGCCCTCAGAGATCGAGGGATCTCCGGCGACGAGTCTTTATGCTGGCTGGAATGGTCGGCACCACCAGAGGCCGCACTAGATGACGAATCCGGAGCGTTACAGGCAAACCCCGCTATCGGGCACCTAGTAAACCTTGACGTAATGCTCGCCAATAGGCTCTCAATGAGCGAAACGCAGTACCGCAAGGAGCACCTATGCCAGTTCGTAGCAGCTTCAGGAGAAGCCGCCTATCCACTGGATGAGTGGAACGCCGGCGGCTGCACAGAACACCCAGAGCGGACCGGGCAGTTCATCGTTGCCGTCGATTGCGACCCTATGCGTAGGGTCGCCACTGCGGTATCCGTGTACCACCACAGCAAGGGCCTCCACGCACGTACCGAGCGAGTGTGGAGCGCAGACCCTGACCAAGATATCCCCGCACTTAGCGACCGTCAGATCGCAGACGACGTGGTAGCTCTGTGTGACGAACTCGGCACAGCTACCGTTGTGCTGGACCCGTACTCTTCGCAGGGCGTAGCGGAACAGCTAGGCGAACGTCTCAATGTCGTAAGGGCGACAAGGCAGAACATCATCACCGCCGGTGCTTCCACGTTCGACCTCATTTCAGCCGAGAAGGTAACGCACCCAGACGACGATGCGGTCCTTGATGCACACATCGCAGCTTCTACCAGGAAGCCAACGACTGACGGTGGGTGGCGTATCAGTAGGAAGGGTGCCGATCCGATACCGGCGGCTGTGGCGGCGACTTTGGCCCTGTGGGCTGCGTCACTCCCCGAGCCGGTATCTGAGATCGGGTTCTGAATGGTTAAGAAAGCGCCAATGCCTTAACTATTCGTGGTACAGTTGTCGTAATGGCAAGTTTCTGGAAGACACTGTGGCAGGGTGCCGAGCCGTCTGAGACGGCTGATTTCACAACTATCGAAGATTTGATAGTTGCTGACGCTCTCGCTGGCGGTTCATGGTCACGTAACGTGGCTCTGTCGGTTGCTGCGGTGTTTCGTGCCCGTGAACTCAACTCGTCGGTGCCTGGAAGGTTGCCGGTCAAGGCTTCCGGTGTAACACTCCAGGACACTCAGGACCGTGTTACCGAGACGATCCTCTCTCTTCAGGACCACGGCACCGCCTACCTGAAGGTGTCCAAGCGCGACTTCACTGTTATTCCGTTCAGTAGCGTGGTAGCTTGTTGGGATGAGTCCGGCACCAGGCGGCTGTATTTCACTAGGGACGGTGTGCGGCTCCGTGACGGTGGTTCGGTTCCGAACCTTGTTGTGCTGTCGGTGAACCGTGCCGCAGAGGATCTGCTCGGTATCGGGTGGATGCAGTCCAAGTCCATCGTGAACGCTATCGCTATCAACTCGTGGGCGCGCGAGTACTTCGAGAACAACGCAGACCCGTCAGGTACGTACCATCTTGGACCGGCTGCTACCAACGATGAGGTGAAGCGGTTCAAGAAACAGATTGAGGCCCGTAACGGTGACACGATCCGGCGCTCACCTCTCTACACGTCGGGTTCGATTACGTGGACCCCTCAGAGCTTCGATGCACAGTCAAGCCAGTGGGTCCAATCACACGATGCCGCCACTTTGGACGTGTCTGCTGCTTCGGGTGTTCCCGCGCAGTTCCTATCTGTCGCTCTCGGCGGCTCCAACCTGACATACACCACTACTTCTGAGATATGGACTCTCTGGTATCAGCAGACAGCGATGCACTACATCTCGAAGATCGAGCAGGCGTGGTCCAAGATCCTTGGTGCCGAGGTGCTGTTCGACCCCGAAACTCTCCTGGTGGCAAGCCTGGAGCAGCGTGTACGGTCTGCTGCTGAACTGGTGCGGACAGGCTGGGAGCCTGACCCGTCGCTCGATGTTGTCGGGCTGCCCCCTATTCCACATACCGGAGAAGTCCCTGCGACACTCCAGACGGAGGTTTCCAATGTCCCAACTCGTTGAGTTCCGAGCACAGTTACAGGAGGCCGATGAGGGCACCTTTACGGCCCGTTTGGTGCCGTTCGGTGAACCTGCCCCTGCTGCCGGTGGCGGGACGGTCGAGTTTCGTCGTGGTTCGCTGCGTTCTCACGGCACGGTCCCTCTCACAGTGGATCACGGCGAGTCCGTTCTAGACCGGGTTGGTGTGATGGATTCGTACACCGAAACAGAGTCGGGCGCTTACGGTTCGTTCTCCGTATCGGATACGGAGGCCGGGCGTACCGTGTTGACCCTCCTGCGGGATGGCGCTATAAGCGACGTTTCTGTGGGTGTGAGGGTTGACCACGATGACGATGGTGTGATGTTCGGTGAGCTTGACCATGTGTCCCTTGTGGACCGTGGTAGGTTCGCCACAGATTCGATTGAGAACAAGAGCAGAGTGCTCAGTGTTCACAACATGGAAGGGGCAGAGATGCCAGAAGAGACAACTGTCACGACCGAGGTTGTGACCTACGACGATTCAGAGATCATGTCAGAGCTTGCTCAGATGAGTGACAAGCTCGACAGCTATGCACCAGTTCAGAAGTTCACGGGTTCACCTATCGAGCTGTTCACGAACATGGTTCGCAAGGCTGCCGGGTTGGAAGTCGAAGAGTTCGCTCTGGCTCCAGTGATCGGTGACCTCGGCACGGCTGATGCTTCCGGTATCGTTCCAGAGGCGTATTGGGGCGCAGGGTTGCAGATGAAGATCGACCGCCGCAGGCCGTTGTTCGTCACTGCAGGCGCTGCACCGTTCCCAGCTGCTGGAAACAACCTTGAAGTGCCTCGTGAGACGCAGGAGACGTTGGTTGCCAAGAGGACCGCTGAGAAGGCTGCTGCCAATTCGAGAGCTTTCCAGGCTGTTACCAACAGTTTCCCGATCCAGTGGTTCGACGGTGCAGTGGATGTTTCCTATGAGATCATCTCACAGTCTGACCCGTCGATACTCCAGGTTGTTATGGCTTCGCTGCTCAACCAGTACGCCACAGCAACAGAAGCAGACGCTACCGACCTGCTCGGCGGTGCAGCAACAGCGACGGGTGCAGCACTCGATACGGCGACGTATGGTGCCCTGGTGGGTGACATCATCACCACGTCTGACCTGATCGAGGATGCAACCGGGCTTCCCGGCGATATCCTTGGTGTCACGTCGGCACAGTGGATTGCGATTCTATCGCTGATGGATGGCGGCGACCGCAGGCAATTCCCGATGATCAACGCTCAGAACGCTGACGGCACTTCGAGTCTCACGACACGTGGTATCGACATCGGTGGGGTGTTCGTGTATCGGGCACCGGCTGCGACGATTGCACTTCAGTACAACTCTGAGTCGTTCAAGAACGGTGAGAAGTCACCTATGCAGGTCGCTGCTGAGAACGTGGAGCTGATGGGCCGGGATCTCGGGATCCTTGGCGCAACAGTCAACGTGTTCTGGGATGCCGGTATCTATGGGTACAAAGTCTGATGGCTGGTCTTACAGCTTGGCAGAAGCGCAGAGGCATGAACGAACCGAAGAAGGCTGAGCCTGTGAAGAAGGCTCCAGCGAAGAAAGCGAAGAAGTAGGCATGACGGCACCGACGAAACAGGACGCTTATACGGGCCTCGTGTTCGTCGGTGCCGGTGCCCTCTCTATCGTGCTCCTATCTGGTGCCGTAGCTATTGCTCAACGGTTCCTCGGTATCGATGAGTTCAGCGAGGTCGTGGAAGGTGTTGCGTCGCTGATTGCTCTGGTGGGTGGCGGTTCGTGGGCTGCGTACAAGTATCGTGTGAAGGGTGGCGGCTGATGTCCCAAACCCTCCAGTATTTGGACGGACTTTTATTGGCTGCTGCGGACAACATTTCACAGCTCATCACAGCAGAGGTGTTACGTGATTACATGGTGTCTGCGGCGCAGGGTGCAGGGTTCGTAGCGGACACGACACAGATCACGGTTCCGATCAACCCCGATATCCCGGTGTCGGTCAATCCGTTGCTGCTGGGTGCCGAGTCGGTTGGTGCCGGTTGGGATACCGACGGAAACAACTACCTATTCCCGAATTACACCATCGGTGACACCGTTGTACCTGCTGGCTATTCCAAGGTCGTTTCGTTCGTAGCGGTTCTCAGTATGGCGAAACAGCAAGCAGGAGTTGACGAATATGACCTATATTTCACCCAGGACGGTGTGGAGGTCGGGGTGCGAGAGACGATCTCGTTCGACGGTTCGGAACCCCAAGTCGTGACTGTCATAGCGAACCGTATCGTGGATATCTCTACCAATCCGCTGTTCGGTGTCTCCATCTTGGGTGTAGCTACCGGCGACGACCTGACTCTGTACAGTTTCGAGATGCAAGTGGGGGACCGTATGTTGTGGGTAGGTCCGTAATGAGTTACGGACCGATCCTTCCGCTGGAGACTGCCCCAAGATATACCAGTCTGTTGGAAGTCAAGAAGTCGTTGAATATCAACGATACGAGCCTCGATGATGAGGTAAACGCTTCCATCATCGCCGCTGAGCTTGCGATAGATCGTGTGAGTGGTCGGAGTCTCCCAGATTTACCTCTCGTTGAGCCGATTCATGGTGACGAGATTGACGGCATCACCGAAACACGGAGACAGTGGGCTCTTTCTGCTTCTATCGGTGTCCTGAAGCTCCGTGACACGAACACGGGCGGCTCTGACGAGTGGCTCGGTGCTATCGAGTTCTCTGCCGAGGACCAGGCGCGCAGTGCGTTGAGGCGTAACCCGCTGGCTCTCGGTGAAGCTGTTTCGTTCGGTGCTGCCTGATGTCTGTAGGTGACTACCCACTCGAAGATTTCGCTGCGTACCTTGATGCTGAACTCCCTGATGGTGTTCAGGTGTACGGCTACGCAGCCGACATAGGGAAACTCCCCGCTGTCGTGCTCTCACCGGGTAACCCGGCCATCATGGTCAACTCGCAGGCACCGTCTCTCGGATCTCTTGCGTGGGGTGTTGACGGAACTATCGTTGTCAATCGTTCCCAACCCAAATATGCACTCAGAGCATTGACAGATCTGTGGCAACAAGTGAAAGAGGCCGCAGACAAGTACCCAGGTGACATGGTGAACGTGTTATCGCTGGAAGCTATCGGTGACCTGGAATGGGCCGGTGAGGACGCTCTAGCTGGTGAAGTGCCAATGATTATCCACACACAAGGAGGAAACTGATGTCCTATATCCAGGGGTATCTCGCAGATATCCAAGTCAACGGGGTCGTGCTGAATGTGTGGTCCTCACAGGCCACACTGTCAAAGACGACGAACCCGATCCCGGTTAACACGTTGGGGAAAACCCATAACGAGTACGTGAATGGCAAGAAGGACACAACGATGAACGTGTCGATGCACCTTGACACTGCTGCCCTGGTGCAGCTGCAGGCTGCTGACGATTCCACGGTCCCGGTCACTTGCGTTTTCAGGCCCGGCGAGCTTGGTGTCAAGGACGCTGGTCAGTACAACGGACTCGGGATCATCTCGTCGCTCGATATCGACGGTGGCGCAGAAGACAACTGGACCGTTGCTTTAACGATTCAAGGGACACAAGAGTGGCCCTTCACGGCTCCGGTATAGGAAAGGGGAATAGCTAATGGCTCCAATTCAAGGGTTCCTCGCAATCCTCACGGTAGATACAAATGACCTGACGGAGATCACGGTGACGACACCGTTGGCACGTACCAAGTCTTCACTGAACAAGGCGACACAGGACGGCACAGGTTCGATGGTGTCCATCCCAGGTGTGGAATCCGGTTCACTCTCAGTGTCCGGGTTCCTAGATGATGCTCTCCATAACGCTATGGAGACGACTTGGGCGAAAACTGACCCTGTTCCGTTCACGCTTATCGTTGCCGGTTCTGACACGACGGATGCTCAATGGGCCGGTAATCTCGTGCTGACCTCGTTCACAGTTAACCCCGTGGAGGATGGTGTGTGGGAGTTCGATTTGGACGGCGATACGTCTGGGCCGGTGGTGTATACCCCGTCGGCTCCGTGATGCATGGCTTCCTTTGTTGTCAAAGGCGTAGGTCTTCAGGTTGACGGCCTTACAGAGTCGTTGAAGGCTCTGTCGTCGATCTCTAATACCGCTGGGCGTACTGCTCGGGATTCGATGCGTGCTGGTGCGAAACTGATCCAGAAGGACGCACAAGCCAATATCGGTAACAATCAGAACTACACGATGCCTACCCGTCGGGGGATGATCTCTCGCTCGGTGACGAAGGACGGTGCAGGTATCAAGCTGCGGCGTTCCAAGTATCCGTGGGCTGGTGGCGGCGAGTACGGTGCCGTGTTCGCGAGGGTTCATGGTCCGTGGAGGTATGAGCGTGCGTTCAAGCGCAGTCTGTATGCCGGTCACAAGCCTCCTACGAATCCTGACCTGTTCATCAACCGTGGCGGCTATTGGATTCAGCCTGCTATCCAGCGCAACGGGCGCGCGGTGAACCGTCAGATAAACAAGGATATGTCGAAGTTGTTTATCAAGCATCTGAAACCTGAACGGGTGAGGAGGTCGATTTAGGTGGCGTTCTCAACTGTCAATGACATCATGTTCCGGTTCCGTTCCGACCCTAAGTCGTTGGAGCAGGGAACCAAGCGTGCCCGAACGTCGATGGCGAAGACCGACAAGGCTTCTAAGACGCTGAAGCGGGCGATGGGTGCTTTGGGTGTTGCGTTCGGTGCCCGTGAGATCCTGCGGTTCGGTAAAGACTCTATTGAGGCTGCCGCTGACTACACGGAGTCTGTGAACGCTATTCAGGTGGTGTCTGGTGAGGGTGCAGCTGCTGTTGATGCGTTCGGTCGTTCTGCTGCTGAGTCGGTTGGGCTGTCAAGGACGGCTGTCAACGAGGCGGCTGTGGCGTTCCAAGGATTCCTGGAGCAGATAGACCGTGACGGTGACACGTCTGACACGTTCATCAGCCTTGCCACTCGTGCATCAGATTTCGCTTCGGTGATGAATATCGACGTGAACGATGCCCTAGCGGTGTTCTCCAGTACGTTGTCGGGCCAGTCGAAACCGATCAGGGCGTTCGGTATCGACACTTCGGCGGCTGCTGTTGCCGCCTATGCCGCTGCGAACGGTATCGGTGAGCTCGGTACGGAACTGTCAGCGTCAGACAAGGTGCTGGCTACCTACGGGCTGCTGATGGAGAAGACAGCGGTGGTGGAAGGTGACTTCGCTGCCACGTCTGATGAGCTCCAGAACTCTCAACGTATCTTGAACGCAGAGTTCGAGAACTCGAAGATAACTCTTGGTCAGCAGTTGATACCTGCGATGCACACCGCTGTAAGTCTCACGTCTGACCTGATCACGGGTTTCGAGGGTGTAGGGGATCGTTGGTCTGAGGGGCAACGAAAGCTGCTTCCGTTCGCTGATGATGTTCGTGACCTTACGGGTGGCATGGTTGACCTTGCTGCTTCGTATCGAGGTGCTGGTGAGGAACTGTTCGCTTTCGGTAAGACGATGAGCACCGTAGAGGTGAAGCTCGCTGCCGGTCAGGACGTGGTTCAGGTAGCCGGTGATGCCATGGTCGGGCTGGCCTCGTCGGGCTCGCTGTCGGCTGTTGCTATCAAGAACCTACGAGCCGAACTGAAGCTGTCAGATAAGCAGTTCAAGACTGCTGCCGACCGTGCCCTGTGGCTTGCTAAGACCTCTGGCCTAGCTGCTGAGGACCTTGCACTCTTGGAGCAGCAGGCTCGGGACCTCGGGTACACGTTCGACCGTGAACTCGTAACTTCCGAGGAGGACGCAGCGGAGGCTGCCCGTGATCTTGCCTGGTGGACGAAGAAGACGGGTGAGGCTCACCACGATGCAGAGGAAGACGTGCGCTCCTACAAGGATGCGCTGCTAGAAGGTCTCGATCCTGTATCTGATGCTATCGACAGCTACGAGAACCTCCAGACTGTCCTGGAAGATGTCGATGAGGATGGGGAACGCACCGCAGACGAACTGCTCGACGTTGCCAAAGCTACGCTGGATGTTGCTAAGGCGTTCGATGGGCTGTCTGCTGACGATATCAACGCTGCTGTAGCGTCGCTGTCCAGGGCTCTTGGCATATCTGAAAGTGCGGCTCGGGACCTACTGAGAGAGCTTGGCCTCCTTGACGGTAAGAGGATCGCTGTCGAGGTTCTGATGGATTTCGTGGGACATATCGGCGGTCGTCGGATGACGCTTACGGCTACTGCTATGGCTAAGGGTGGCCCTGTTGCTGCAAATGAGCCGTACATGGTTGGTGAGGAAGGACCGGAGTTGATCGTCCCAAAGGCTGCTGGTACGGTGATACCGAACGGCGGCGGTGTCGGTCCGGTCGGATATTCTGGCGGCGGTACGGTGGTCAACATCACCGTGAACGCTCTAGACCCTGACTCGGCTGCCGTGGCAGTGGTGGACGCTATCCGGTCCTATGAGGACAGGTTCGGGCCGGTATGATCGCCTTTAATGCGGTGTCTGAGGTGCCCGTACCCGGCATACTGTCGTCCGGGTGGACTGTTGAGATCGGGATAGGCGACCCGTCAACTATCCCTGACGTGGCTCTGTATGACACTTCCGTATATGACGGTGCTACTCCGGTGCTCGACGACGGCCCTCAGTGGGTTGACCCACTACAGGCCACGTTTGCGTTTGCAAGCAATAACTGGGCTGTATCTGTCACGTCGGGCCTGGGTTCGGTGACACCTGAAACGATCCAGGGGCTAACTATCGGGTATCTGGGGTCGTTCGGTGCGAACTGGTTCAACTTAAGGCTAGGTCCTGCTTCTCAGTCGCAGGTAGGTACAGAGACTGAGGTTGCCGTCACTATCGACGGGCTCGGTACGGCTTCGTTCCTGTGGTCGGTGCCAAACCTGCGGTATGAAGGCTCATGGCCTGGTCTGTTCGATTTCCTTGCGTCCCTGACTGGTCCGGTTAGTGTTGTCGTGTCGTCTGTGGTTCGTGGCGGGACGGGTGGCATGTGGCGTTGGGGTTCATCAGCTTCTGGCGGTATCTATCTCGCTGTTACAGACCTCGCAATATCCAATTTCGACGTTGGCGGTACTGACCGTTCCGCAGAGTTTGAGACTGTAGAGTTCCCTGATTCGTTGGCTCTGACCGACCAGGTGACGGGTAGGACGGTGACGTTCCAACTCGACTCGTTCAAGATCTCAGACACCTCCAAGCATGTCTACAGATACACGATCATCGGTGGGCGGCTCGATTGGTTGATCGTCGGGAACCTGGTCGATGTTGTGTGGTTCAAGGACTCTGACCTGTACGGCTCCGACGACCCTTTCGGATACCTCCTCGACGTGACACAGTTCGTAAGGTCTATCCGTACCAGGCGGGGACGTGAACGGTTCACATCACGGTTCAAGACCGGAGTCGCAACTGTCGTGCTCGATGACCGTATGGGATATTTCACTCCCCCGGCTGGTCAGGCACCGTTGGGTGTGTTGCCTATGCGCCCTGGTAGAGCGGTGCAGGTTCTGTATGACGGAGTAGCTCAGTTCTCTGGGTTCATAGACGCTTTCGATTCCCGGCAAACATTGGACGGCGATATCACGACCCAGGTTCGGTGTGTCGATGCGCTCGCTCAGTACCTACGGAACGACCCGATAGCTGTTACCCCTGAAGGTGGCGGCGATACCTCCAAGAAGCGGGCGAGACGGCTGCTGGATCACTATGTAGGTGAGGATGGCTATGGGTTGAACTACCGAGGCACACCGTATGCGACGTTGCAAGCTACGGCTATGGCTCAGAACCTGAACGCTGAGCTTGGGTTGACTGCTGACTCTGAGGGCGGCGGTCTCTGGATTGGGCGTAGTGGGCAAGTCAATATGTCGTCGTTCACGTACTTCCAAGACCTCGCTGATGCTGGCATACGGTGGCATGTTGGTGGGGCAAACCCGATAAAGATTCATGCTGCCGATTCGGTGTGGGAGATCATCAGAGTCATAAACGAGGCCCACTACTCCAGGGTTGGCGGCACGGAACAGATACGAGCCAACGACCTGAGCCGTGACACGTACGGCAGACGGACACACACCAGGCTCGACCTGATCAACGACACAGATGAGCAGGTAGGCGTGCTCGCTGAAACCCTTGTTCAATTCGCCGGTGTGGATAGACAACGCATCGTGTCGATGGAGTTCACACCGCTACCCGAATCCGATACTGCAGCGTTCGCGACGACTGTCGGGTTCGGGCAGACGATCCTTGCCACGATCAACACCATTTGGGGCTATTCCTACACGGTGCCTACTCAATGTTTCGGGGTGTCTCATGTCGTCACACCAGACAAGTGGACAGCTATTCTGACGGTTGACGATACGTTGTTCTCTGGCGAGTACTACGAGTTCAGCCGTGAAGAGTTCGACAATCAGGCTTTCAGATAGGGAGACATCATGGCAGAGTTACCACAGGTGGCACCAGGCGAGATCGTCGCTTCGTCACATATCAACGACCTGAACGACCGGGTGGTGTCGAGGTATGCCAATGCTCTGAGCCGGGACACGGAGAACCCTTCACCTATCGCTGGTGACGTAGCGTTTCTGGAGGATGTGAACGTCTTTCAGGTGTTCAACGGTTCCATTTGGGGTTCAAGGTTGTACATACAGAACGGTACCAATGGTGCCCCGGCGCTTGCGTTATCGTCGGACCCCTCAACGGGCATATACCGCTCAACAGGCGGTCAGCTATCTATCTCTGCAAGTGGTGTTCAAGCATTAGATGTCAACTCTGAGAGAGCACGCAGAGGTGGAGGAGGTCAGGGAGCATGGCGTGCCAAACTGGATGATGTGGGGTCAGAGGCTAGCCCATCTCATACGTTTGAGGGTGATACTGATTCGGGTATGTATCGGGTGGATGCTGATTCTGTAGGGATCACTGCCGGCGGTACGTCAATGGTTCGCATGTCTACTACGGGGTTCGTAGCAGTAGCGGTTGACAGTTCCACTACCGGCAACGCTGCGAACGTGGTAGTAGCAACGGGTGGTCAGCTTCAGCGTTCTACATCGGCACGTAAATACAAGTCGAACATCATGGATGGGGCTGACCTTGCGGGCTTGTCGCTGGAGCCGGTTACGTTCCATCACGATGGTGACGGTGCCGACTATATCGGGTTCATAGCTGACGATATGCCCGACGACCGGATGATCCAATACCAGGACGGTGAAGTGGAGAACTACGACGTGCGGGCTGTGGTGGCTGTGTTGGCTGCCAAGGTGAACGCTCTTACTGTTCGCCTAGAGGCGTTGGAGGACTGATGCGGACACTTGACCTACCTGATGCCCTTGAATCTGCTGGTGTGTTGGTCAAGGTACTTGTCGGTTGGCAACACGCACATAGCAGCGGAACCTACAGGTGGCGTGAGAACCCTGAAGACCCTGCTGGGGCTATGTGGCACCACACTGCCACGAGTTCATATCTGCCCAATAGGGACAAGGCAAACGGCTATCTCGGTATGGGTAACGCAAACGATGAGAACCCACGTCTGTACCAGGAGCCCGGTTCCGGGAGGGTGCCTATCTACACGTTGGCTAACGCTCAACCTGCTCCGATCTCTTCGGGGTACGGTGTACGTGCGGTGCTCGATGACTATGTGAAACAGGACGTACCTATCGAGCACAAGCAGACTGACGCTGACGACTCTCCGCAGTGGGCTGGCAATACGCACTACTGGAATACGGAGGTCGTGCTCAACGGAACCGGATATGCGATGCCTGATGAGATGTGGGCAACGATGGTGACAGTTGCCGACGTTCTCAACGATGTGTTCGGCTGGACTCCGGCCCGTCATGTCGGGCACGGTCATCACACCAGACGTAAGGTAGACCTTTGGGATGGTCGGTTCGCTGACATGAACGCAACGATTCTCGGTTTGAGGGACGACATGGGGGAGACCCCAGAGGGAGACAAGATGTATCTACCGATCAGTGTTGACAGCGTGGGTCGTGGAGACGACATACAGTGGCTCCAGAGGGCGTTGAACCGTGCCGGTGCTGTACCGACACTCACCATCGACGGGATCTACGGAGAGGCGACGTGTGTGGCTGTCAGCGTGTATCAGAACGGTGACGGCACGACATACGGTGCAAAGTCTCACGATGCGGTGTTGACTGCTGCCTATAGCTGATATCGTTACGTCCCAGCGGTCCCAGACGATACGTTTCGGGCGCTCTCTGTTCAAGAACACCATTCCTCCCTATGTTCGAGGTAAGTGTTCTTGGTCCGGTTCTGTGGGCGTGGTGTCCCTACAGTGAACTACCAACAGCAGGGTGATCCCCTTGCTGTCAGTCTCACACATCTATTCCTCTCAGCATTGAGTAGAGCTGACCCGCTAGATGGCAGCGGTCCTATCCGGTTTCCCGGAACATCGACGGCCTGGTGCCTAATGAGGTCCAGTGTTGCGTCGGTGTCGTCTTCGGCATTGCCCGTCCGTCGCCGGTACGGGAACATGCACTCTGGAGACTGTCCCTGTACTCCTGAGCGACTTTCCACGCCGTTGGTACCCGTCTATGTAATGGATCATTACCGGGCTGCGGGGTTGGGTGGGCCTCGGATTGGTGTACCGCAGAGCGTGCCACTGGAGCGGCGCAAAGATGTTGCGCTTGTCTGTAGGAGTGGGGTACACTGTGTGTGTCGATATTTCACACTTGAGACTGTAGCAGAGCCCCGGCGGAAACGTCCGGGGCTCTCTGCTTGCACTAAGTGGACAAAGTGCGTACACTGTGTAGTAGTCAAGTGTGAAAGGACACACGATGCACAGCAATGATTACGACCAAGTGATAGTGAGAACGAAAGACGCTGGCGTATTCGCCGGGTCACTCGTTCTGAACTCGATCGATGCCACCGCAGGACGCATAACGAACGCCAGACGGCTGTGGTATTGGTCTGGAGCGGCTTCACTGTCAGAACTTGCTACACGAGGAACTTCTCGTCCAGGTGATTGCAAGTTCCCAGCCGCCGTTGAATGGATCGACGTATCAGGCATCATCGAAGTCTTACCGCTCACTGATGCAGCGTTGACGACATTTGATTCTGTACGCAACTGGTCGTCGAGCTAATGACATACGGCTCCGGCTACGGCTCCGGCTACGGCGACGGCTCCGGCGACGGCTCCGGCTACGGCTCCGGCGACGGCTCCGGCGACGGCTCCGGCGACGGCGACGGCGACGGCTCCGGCTACGGCGATGGCTCCGGCTACGGCTCCGGCTACGGCGACGGCTCCGGCGACGGCTCCGGCTACGGCGACGGCTCCGGCTGATGGCTTCCAAGATGCACGCACCGCTCCAATATGCAGCCGACAAGATGCTCTCCAGACGAAAGGACGGTGTAGGACTCGACGGGTTCCTCCGCCAACACATCGACCAGGGCCACTCGTCGCAGGTAGTTGCAGCAGACCTCGCCATTGCGACTCGTGGCGTGATCGTTGTGGATCGTCGGACTGTGGCCCGGTGGCTCGACAATGTATGACTACACCGACGCTCTGGGTGCTGTGCTTATGGCGGTCGCTGTCGTCGGCGGTGTGTGGCTGTGGATCCGGTTTGCAGCGGCTCTCGCATCATGGCTGTGACAGATGTGTTCTCTTTGCCATGTAACTACCGATACAACGGTACAAATAGGCGACACTGGTTGGATGTGTCTGGAGTGTGCCATCGTTGTAACGCCGGCGGTGACCCGATGACGGGTACAGATATGATCCGTGCAACGGTGTCCGACGGTCGGGTAGGAGCGATGCTCCATCATGTAGAAGCTCTCGCACAGCTCGTCGCAGCCGAGGAAGCCGAGCTGCGCCAGGGCGCTTCCACGGTGTCTAGTGTGACGTTGGCTGTTCTGGATCGGTACTCAGAGCTGAGGGCAAGGGCGGTGCATCCCAGTGGCTCATGATACGTTCAACCCGCAGGGCGACGTGCCCGCTGAAGAGTTCATGACGTTACGCCATCACTACCGCATTGTGTCTCAGGCGATGACTTCATGGGGCTTACCGAAGACATTCCCGAAGTATACCGATCTTGGCGCAACGACGGAGGAATGGGGTCGTAATCAGATCGTCTATCTCCGTGACCGCAGCAACTCTGGAAAGTTGTTCTGGTTGGAGCGTTCCCTGATAGGTACCGAGGTATGGGAACGGGTATCTCATGAGTGACCTGTATCGCATGTGTGAACAATGCAGCGGTACACGGATAATAGAGACCGGGGAAACTGTTTCCCGATGTGTGTGTGTGATCGGGTTCGTGCCTGCCGAACCTGTCCTCTATGTCTATCAACAAGGCGGACTCTTTGAAGCGTTCTACCGTTGCGACAAGGACGAGGCTGATGGTGCCCTGTTCGATATAGCTGACGCTGTTGTGGTGAGGGTGGAGGACGTATGAGCCTGGACCAGCCGTTCGCTCTCCCGATGCTACTCATCAGCATCGCCGGGATGGTGTACTCGACCAACGAAATGAGGGGCTGTTGAGTGACCGTATACCGATGTCTGAAGTGCAACTCCAGGACGCAGTGGCAGAGCTCGCCCAGATCCGTGGGTTCCTTGTCGCTCATTTCGCAGCGGCTCGGGTGAAGGACGGATGGCGTACACCAGCGAGATACGATGCTAAGGGTTTCCCTGATATCCATATTGTCGGACATGGCCGCTGTATCGTTGCCGAGTTGAAGTCAGATATTGGGCGTATCGACCTCGACCAGCACGCATGGTTGGAGGCGTACCGTGAAACCCCGGTAGAGACTCATGTGTGGAGGCCAGAGGATTGGCGTGACGGCACGATAGATCGGGTGATCCGTGACGTAGGGGCACTCGACCAGGTAAAACCGTGACACATCGCTGGTCGATGCGTCAGATGTGGGGCCATGTAACTGTTGTCACAGGCCCCGTTGGTGCAGGGAAGTCAACATGGATAAGGGAACATGCCGCGGCTGATGATATCGTGATCGACTTTGATCTGATCTGTCGGGCGTTGGGTTCACCTATGGCCGAGCGAGATCCGGTGACGGGTAAGTGGGAGCATCCGAGCCAGCAGCAGTTTGTTGCTTATCGTGTGTGGCTCACAGCACGCATGACAGCATGTGACTTCCAACGGCATCCTGTGTGGCTGATACAGTCTCAGCCATCGAGTAAGGATCTAGCCATGTACCAGGCAAGACGGGCAACGGTGTTGGTTATCGACCCTGATACGCACCAGCCCAAAGAGGCGGCCCGATGAGTAGCAGCAACGGCCTCGGTACGCAGCGTTGGAAGCGGCTACGTCGTGCCATCCTGCTACGTGACGACCATACCTGCGCCTGGTGTGGGCACCACGCAACGAGCGTAGACCACGTGCTTGCAAGGGTGGACGGTGGTACAGACGAACCCGGCAACCTCGTAGCAGCGTGCATACCGTGTAACTC